CACTGACAAGTGGCTTCATGCTATCGACCGCGCAGATCGCTACCACACAATGATTCTAGTTTTCCGAAGTGGTTTGATCGAACCATCCCTGCGCCACCTGCAACTCGCAGCGCACCAGTTCTACGATCGTATGTCTCCACAGGAGTTACGAGTGTTTAAAGAACGTATTCGTGGCCATGCATTTGTAGATATTGCAAAGGAAATGGAAATAACCGAGTCCTCAGTCAAAGAATACTGGCGCAGGACGTTAATTAAAATAAAAGCTGTCATCGAAAGCTCTAATAAGGAAGATGGATAAGAAAACAAAGAAAATAGATCCTGAAAAGGTAAAAATGCTTGCTAGTTTTGGCTGCAACTACATCGAAATCGGCAAATACTTTGAAGTGTCCGAAGGTACAATACGCAAACATTTCAAAGCAAAGGTAGAAGCTGGTAAAGAAGAGATGAAGTTCAAACTGCGCAGATCCATGTGGGTCAGCGCAATGGAAAACAACTCAATTGCTATGCAGATCTTCATGGCTAAGAATTATCTTGGTATGACAGATAAAACCGCTGTAGACATGACAGGTAATTTAGAAACAGTGCTAAAAGAGTGCGGTTTCGAGGATAATCCGATTGATAAAGTCAATACTGAACAAGCAAAAGCTATGGAGGATTTTGGGATACCAACCGACTCCACAGCAGTTGGCCGTTCATAACAGTAAAGCTAGGTATCGCGTCTGTTTAATGGGCAGACGTAGTGGAAAATCCTACATGGCAGCGCATGAAATCATGCCTTGGCTCTTGACACCCAACACACGTGGTTGGATTGTAGGACCAAACTACTCACTGGCAAATAAGATTGCACGTGAGGTAAAGCGTATTGTAATGACAGAACTAAAACTGCCATTAGAAAGCAAGAAAGAGATTTCTGGCGATTTATACTATATGAAGCTCGCAGGCTTAAATAGTGAAATAGTTGTAAAATCGGCTGACGCAGTCGATTCTCTCATTGGAGATGGAATAGATTACTTAATAATAGATGAAGCAGCACTTATCCCACGTAATACATACGAGATGTATTTAAGACCTACACTAGCAGATCGCCAAGGTTGGTGTTTATTTATTAGTACACCGCGTGGATTCAACTATCTGCACAAGCTCTACAAAGACTTTGGTAAGAATCCTGAGTTTCCTGACTGGGAATCATGGCGATTTCCATCTACACTCTCTCCATACTTTAAAGATGACGTAGAAGAACTGAAACGCACACTCACCAAAGAAACCTACAGGCAGGAGTTTCTTTGCGAGTTTCAGTCCTACCAGGGCAAGGTATATCCACTAGATAGAGAAAAGCAGATACGTGAGGATGTAACCTACGATCCATCCAAGCCTGTATATATGGGTTTGGATTTTGGCTATCGCCACAGCGCAGCGATTATCGTGCAGTTGCACAAGCGTGAGAAAAACTTCGCTGAAGTACACCAGATTGACGAAGTCAACCTGCAAAACACGCGTACAGAGGAGTTTGCACGTAAAATTAACTCACTTGGCTACGAATTTACTGGTATATGGGGCGATCCAGCAGGATCTGGCACAAATTTGCAGTCAGGAATCAGTGATATATCTGTTTTTAAGCAACATGGCCTAAACGTCAAGATCAAACGCGATGCAGTAACCAGAAATGTAGTGTCTGGAGTATCGCATGTACGCAGGTGGTTTGAGGATGCAAATGGTGATCCTCACTTTTTTATTAATCCTAAGTGTAAGGCAAGTATCGAAGCCTACGAAAATTATCATTATCCAGAGCATCGTGAAGATCAAACTCTGCGCCACGAACCTAAAAAGGATGGTAAGTTTGACCATCACTGCGATGCTTTGCGTTTTTTGCTTACTAATTTGTTTCCAATGAAAAACCGACACGCTGGTGTCATCGATTTCTTTTAAAGGTAGAATATGCTAATTATCCAAGATCAATCAGAAGGCGCACTATTAGGCGCATTACAAGAGCAGTTAAAATATATCGAGGATGAGCGCACTCGCGAGCGTGACTATTTGATGGACTTCTACGAAGGCATCAACCTAGAACACTACGTGAGTGACTATTTTGGTCCAGAAACCCTGCGCCAGACAGTCATTCCAGAGAATAATTTAACACGCCGAGTTTGCAGCCTGCGCAGTATGACCTATAAACGTCCACCGCGCATGAGAGCAAGTGAATTGTATATGAATGCAATTGACAAGCATGGCCTCAACGCGCAGCGCAGGATCTTGGAGCGTTTAACGTTTCTTTTGGGTAATATGGCATTTAGGAGTAAATGGAACGAAGTAGATCAAAAGATAGAATACGAGATATTATCGCATTTTACACCGCTTTTCTTAGCTGGAGATAGCAGAGAGAAGCCTATTGGCGTTATGTACCCAATCGAAAACCAAGGCAACGCCAGATCTTCGGATGTGGTCAACGCAGTATGGACCGAAGAAAGATATGGTGTACCAGGAAGGCATTTCTTAGTGGATGAAGAAGGCAAGGTAATGAGTGTGAACGAAAACGATATAAATCCATATGGAGTCCTTCCAGTAACGTTTTGCCATCGCTATCCACCAATCAGAGATTATCACGTAGGCAACGCACTCGATGTGGTGAAAACAGACTTAGCAGTAAATGTAGCACTATTAGAATTAAACCTAGCTATTCGCTATGGATGTTTAGGTATCAAATTCATTACTGGTGTAGATGATCCAAGTCGTATTACGATTGGCACTGATAAAATTTTGTATCTTCCAGAGCAAAGTAATTTTGGTGTTACTTCTAGCGGTGGTAATTTAAATCAAATTATAGATTCCACAAGATTTCTAGTGGAAACCACATTAAATAACAATCACATTCGCGCAAAATACGCTAGAGATGACTCAGGCAACGCACCCAGCGCAGCTAGTTTATCCATTATTGAAATGGAAAACATGGACGAGCGCAGCGCAATGACTGAGGACACATGGAGGCCTTGGGAGCAGCGCAGATATAAGGTAGACAAAAAGATTTTAGAAGTAGAAGCAAATATTAACGTAGGTGATGAATATAGTGTTGACTTCTTAGAACCAAACTACGCATTAACACCAGAAGCAGAGATTATGCTATGGAGTTGGAGATTTGATCGTAATTTATCTACACCAATGGATTGGTTTGATTATCATAACCCAGATGCCAGCGATGAAGATAAAATGAGGTTTGTAGAACAACAAGCACAAGCACAAGAACCTGCACCACAAAATAGACTACTGAATATCTTAAATGCCAACAATAGACCAAACAGTTAACTCGTATGAAAGCAGTATCGATGATAGCATCACTGGATTTACAGAGGATGTGGAAAACCTTGAGGAAGAAGGTGTCTCTACAGCGGAAATATTGGGTATTGTCGCTGCAATTGATTTTTCGTCCTATTTTATTGAAGAGCTACGCTTTTCTACCGCAATCAACTCCTTTATGGCTACAACAGAAGATATTCTTACTGATTTGCCGTTTTTTGGGAATCCAAGCGAAACACAACTCTTGGCTATCCAAAATTTATCAAGGCAGGGAATAGAAGGCGTAAGTAGGCAAGTGTTTAACTCAATGCAGAGCGCAATGGTTTCAGGTCTTTCCAGTGGCCTACGCGGTGAACAATTAAAAGATTTAATGCGTAATTCAATTAAGACGAATGTACCTCGGTCTGAGAACATAATCGTAACGTTATTAGGCGATTACAGGCGTTCTGTAATAGGTGCAATGGCGTTAGGTTTACCAGAAGATACTGAATATGAGTATATTGGACCAGATGATGAGAAAACTAGACCGATATGCAGAACATTTTTAGCTAGTGGACCATTAACTAAATCTGAAATACGACAAGTTAAGCCAGATGCGTATGAGCATGGTGGTGGCGTGCGTTGCAGACATTACTGGAGTCCTATAGATGTTTAAACTGCAAGACATACTAAAGTTTAAGGAATCTGATGTCAAAAGAATGGCGCAGAATACTGTTAGAAGGCATAAGAAACAGATTTTAGATGGTAAAGATTCAAAAGGTAATAAATTTCAACAATATTCACCTGCGTATGCAAAGCGTAAAGGTGTATCTAGAGGTGATGTAAACTTAAAACTAACTGGTAAAATGCTAAAAGCATTTAATGTCCAGCGTACCAAAGTTAAAAAGAATCAAGAAATACAATATTTGTACGGCATCAAGAAAAACAAGCAAGGAACAAAAATGATGGAGCATAACACTGGAGTACCAAAAAGAAAGCTACCAAAACGTTCCATAGCTGAAAAACAACAATTGGGTGACGATGTTGAAGAAGGTGTCGTAAAAGACTTCGCCAATATAATTGGCAAGAACCTATCACGTATGAGCAAGACACACGTAAAGTTAAACATATAGGAGTGACAGTATGTCCGAAGAACAAAACGAAGTTGCACAGCCAGTGCCTGAACCTACAGTTGAGTCTGTAGAACCAGAAAAAAAAGAAGAAGAAAGCCAACCGCAACTCGAAGTTGGCAATCTTATCGCGGAAAGCAAGAAATACC